GTACAAGTCGGGGTGTAATATCTCTGCCTGTTTCTTTAGTCCAAAATGTGTCTAGTTGTTCTCGCCATTCTCTTGATTCGTTAGTATCGCCTTCGACCATATCTCTTGGCCAATCAAACATTTCTGCAACAGCATCTTTCAGTTTGTCAGCAAATGATAGTTTTACAAATCCGTGCTCTGCTACAAGCATATCCGCTACTGTGCCTTTGCCGCTGCCTATTAGACCACATACACCAATAATCATTAAGTTATCTCCACGCTATTACACTATTATAGTGTAAAACTGTGGAGATGTCAAGTATAAATTATAAAAAACTCGTTGACAGTTTCTAATTTATAATTATTTATTTGTACAAATTCATCGACTGCGGTACTTACAGATGGCCAAAGATAATCATCTCCACATATGCAGGGACAATCAGAAAAGTACTTTAATTGATTGCTTACTTCATCATAGTTATGATCTCCATCTAAATAAACTAGATCAAATTTGATGTTGTTTGTTTTTCTCCATTCATGAAATTTGCTGTCAAAAATATCTTTTATTAAATTAAATTTAGGATGTTGTTGTATAACATTATAAAAAACAGTCTTTTGATCTGCATTAAAATGTTTTTTTAAATATTTTCTAGTCATACTAACCTTTTCACTGCTAAACTGTCGACTATAGTGTAATTGGAGTGCTCTAGGTGTTGATGAACTATATGGAGGCGGCAAAACAAATGCGTCTAACACATAAAAATTAGTAGTTAAAGGTAAAGCATCTAGCCAAGCCCATGTGCTTTTTCCGTATCCGCAACCTACTTCTAATACATTTGCTGATTTGTTTAGTCTTTTTGCTAGTAGCCTATACCAATTATGCTGTCGTGGGGAGGTTAAGCCGGGGATTTGTGCTTTGTCTGTTATTTTTAGTTTACTAGCCAATAGTAAACCCGTATCCTACGCCACCGGGTATTTGCGTTGAAACTTCAGCTTCTAGTTTTTCCATTTCAGCTTGTGCTTCAGATTTTAGTGTATCACCGTTTAATTGTGATCCACCTTGCGGTCCTGCAATAGTGGCAAACTTTGAACGTGCTTCACCTAACATATATTTGCAGGCTGCAAGAGTATAATCTTTAATCCATTGTTTTGCAAGATAGTCGTCTAATAATTGCTCATTCGGTCTGTAATTATAGCAATATAATAAAAGCTCTTCTTCTGCTCGAGGACGTTGTAACAAAGTAAGTTTTTTAGTTGCAGTGTTCCATTTGAACTCGATAAAACTACCAAACATTCTTCCTACTAATTCTTGATATTGCGAAAAGAAATCGTATGTTGCTAATCCGCCCATGTTTGAACTAGCCAGCAAATATGTGTTTGTGTATGCTAGGTTAAACGGTTCGAACAATGTGCCGCCATCGCCTCCTCCGCTTCTAGAACCTATGCTTCTTCTAAATAGTTTTCTTACTTCAATAACTTCGTTAGGCAAAACATAATCATTTTGATCAACTACAGTTGGCATAAACACATACGATTCTTCAACGCTGTTGTCGCTTCTCTGCCTAAATTTAGAAAATGCTTTTTCTAATGCAGTTTCGTAATGTATAGGGTCTAGTTCTACGTCAACCATCCCTCCGCCAAGGAATGTATTCACATAATCAAATATTTCTTGCTTTTTTGTTACTAAGTTAGACATAAGTTTATTCTCCAATAGTATTTATCGAATAAATATGTGTATGCCAAGAATAAGTTTATACAAACCAGAGAAAGGTAAAGACTACGAATTTTTAGATCGTCAGATTGAAGAAATGTTTACTGTGGGCGGCACAGACGTATACGTACACAAGTACATTGGTACCGATGATGGTACAACTGTTAAAGATGAAACACAGATTCAAGACATGGTGTTTTTAGAAAACAGAGACAGAAAGTACGATCAAGACATTTACAAACTTCGTGGGATTTATAACGTTCAAGATATTGATTTTGATTTAAGCCAATTTGGTTTATTTTTATCTAATGATACATTGTTCTTAACTATACATATACGCAGTTCTGTAAAATCATTAGGTCGAAAAATTATGCCTGGTGACGTAATTGAATTGCCACATTTAAAAGATGAATATGCAGCAAATGATTATAGTGTAGCACTAAAAAGATATTACGTAGTAGAAGATGTAAATCGTGCTGCTGAAGGATTTACACAAACTTGGTATCCACACTTATACAGATTAAAGCTCAAACAAATTATGGACAGTCAAGAGTACAAAGATATACTCGACTTACCTATGGACGAGGAAGCACCAGGTGAAGGTACATTACGTGATTTATTAAGCACATACGAAAAAGAAATGCAAATTAATGAGGCTGTAATATCTGAAGCGGAAGCAGATGCTCCAAAAAGCGGATATGACATCAGTCACTTTTATACCTTAAATACTGATGACGATGGTAGAGTAGAGCTTACTACAGCAGACGAAACAGAAATTGACGCAAGTGGCTTAAGAGAAACAGACGAAGTGCAATCACCACCTGATAGGTCGGGCTACTCAGGATATTTATTAGGTACTGAAGATGCTCCTAATGGTGCAGCATTTGGATCAGGAATAGGCTTTCCTAGTGAGAATGAAGAGGGAGATTACTTTTTAAGGACAGACTTTATGCCTAAAAGATTATTTAAATTCGATGGCACTAGATGGGTCAAAGTACAAGACGGAGTGCGTCATACTCTTACAAATACAGATGCAAGAAATACTGTTGTTACATCATTTATTAATAATAGTAATACAAACACAATTGGTGGTGAAGAAGTTACTGAAAAACAAACTATATCAAAGGCTCTTAGGCCAAAGGCAGATAACTAATGCAACATTTTTATGATGGTCAAATAAGACGATACGTTACTCAGTATACAAGAATGATGAGTAACTTTTCTTACAAAGATGCTAAGGGCAATTTAACACAAGTACCTGTTTTGTACGGTGATTTAACAAGACAAGTAGCTCACATACTTAGAGACAATAGTGAAAATAAAATTCCTAGTGCTCCGAGGATGGCTGTGTATATTACAGGTTTAGAATTAGACCGTGCTAGAGTAAGCGATAAAACTTACAGCAATAAAGTTAATATCAGAGAAAGAGCATATGATGCAGACGGAAAAGAATATCTTAATTTGCAAGGTAAAAATTATACCGTCGAACGTTTAATGCCAACTCCTTACAAGTTAACAATGAATGTTGATTTATGGTCAACAAATACAGATCAAAAACTACAAATTATGGAGCAAATTTTAGTTCTATTTAATCCTAGTTTAGAAATACAAACTACAGATAACTATATTGATTGGACCAGTTTAAGTGTTGTAGAATTAGAACAGGTAAACTTTAGTAGCAGATCCATACCAGTAGGAACTGACTCGGAAATAGATGTTGCAACTATGACGTTTAGTAGTCCTATATATTTAAGTGCTCCAGTTAAAGTAAAACGTCTAGGTGTAATTACAAACATTATCACAAGTATCTTTGACGAATCACAAGGAACAATAGACTTAGGAGTAAGCGGACCAATTGTAAATGCATTTAACGATGACAAAATTGGTGCAGTTGAAACTCCTGGAAAACGATTAACTGCTAGTGAAGTTCTTGATGTTGACAAAATTGTCACAGTTAATTACCAGCAATACGGTGTCTATGTGTCAGGAAACAGTGTACAGGTAATAGATAAAAATGTTGTAGGCACTGTTAACTGGCGAGAAATACTTGAAACAGAACCAGGAGAATACGAGCCTGATATTAGCAGGCTATATGTTAACAAGTTAGATAGTGATTTAGAAATGACTGGTACTATTACTCTTAACGAACTGGACGAAACTAAATTAGTGATAAACTGGGACGCAGATAGTTTTCCAAACGATGACGTTATAGCAGGTAGAACCAGCATAGACTACATTATTGATCCTACTACTGTAAATCCAACAGATTTAAAAACTACAGGACTGCGTATTTTATTACTAGGTAGTATTGGTTCTTCATCTAATACAGACGGTCCTGACGCTTGGAAAAACGCAGATAACACAGACTTTATAGCAAACGAAAATGATATTATAGAATGGGATGGTGCAAAATGGAACGTAGTGTTTGATGCATCAGCAACTTCGACTATAACGCATACAACAAATCTTAACACAAGTGTCCAGTATCGCTGGAACGGAACTGACTGGCTGTTAAGTGTTGATGGCGACTATGCTGCGGGAGCATGGCGACTCAGTTTACCTGGCTAAACTTCAATCTCAAATATAATTAATTGTATGAAGGAAAAAATAGTATGCAGTGGAGCTCTGCTCTACGCCCTTGACACAAACCGATTCTTATTTTTGCATCGAGCTCAAAGCAAACGAAGCGATGTATGGGGACTAGTAGGTGGAAAAAATGAAACTGAAGAAACGCCATTTAAAAGTTTGTTAAGGGAAATCAAAGAAGAAATAGGCAATATAGAAATTAAAAAAACAATGCCTTTGGAGACTTTTGTTAGTACTGATTCTAAATTTAGTTTTCATACGTATCTTTGTATTACCCCAACTGAATTTATCCCAACATTAAATGATGAGCATGATGGCTATGCATGGGTAAGTTTTTCAAAGTGGCCTAAGCCATTACATCAAGGATTGCGTAATACTCTTCAAAATAAACTAAATTTAACAAAACTAGAAACAGTTTTTAAAGTAATTGAACTCTTAGAATAGGATAATACCATGAGCGAAGATAAAAATGCAATGCAATTTGACTGGGGCATCGAAGCACCCTTTACTACTGCTAGTGATTATAGCGGAAAAATTTTAATATTTGAAAAAGCACATAACAAAACTTCTATGCATTTTCACAAAGAAAAACACAAAACATACTTTGTTAATGCTGGCAAATTTAATATTAGATACATTGATGTTAAAACTGCTGCTGTTTATGATGTTGAAGTAGAAGAAGGCAATACATACGAAGTTGTACCATTACAACCTGTTCAAATTATTGCACTAGCGGATAATAGTTCGTTGATGGAAATTAGTAATTCTACAGATAACGATGATATCTATCATGTAGGATTTTAAATGCTTCCTATACTTACAAAACAGGAAATGTATATTAATGACATGAAGTCTTTCAGACAAAAAATAACTGATATACATGATACAGAAGTAAGGCAAAAAGCAGATAATTTACTTTTAGAAATAAAAATTACTGCTGAAAAAATTGACGATCATATTTTATCAACAGGCCCGGTAAGTCATTCTTTTTTACAAGATACACGAGATCATTTAACAAAAAAAAGAATTGAGCTTACAAGATTAATAAAAGATTTTAAACGCTCACAATTGATTTAATCTGTATATTGCCTACCATTACACCATGCGAAGTACATTGATATCTATATCCTCCACTTATGTTGGAAGGAATTTGCCAATACAGTACACCTGATGTCTTGCCTTGTGCATTACTTCCTGTACTGATTGTACCATTAGAAGCAACATGAATCAATCCAGTATTATATGGATTACCCTGTGGGTCTTGTATTTCAAACGGATGGCTAGGAACAGCAGCTAAATCAAATGCAATAGTAGTTGCACTTATTGCATATATGGTTGGATTGTTTCCCGACCATTGACTAAACAAATATGCCAATGATCCAGAACTAGAAACTTCATAAAAACCAAAACACTGATATGCAAACTTATAGGGTGCAAGTCCTGTCGGTGCATCACCTAGATCGCTAAAGTTTTCAGCGCCGCCAGCTGTGCTTGTAATAGTTACACTATCAGTTCCTGCTGCGGTTGTTATAGAAATGCCTGTACCTGCTACTAATGTAAGTGTGTCTGTTGTTGAATCTGCTGCTACTGTTGATTGACCAGAGACAGCTACATTACTAAATGCATTTTGATTGGCTTCACCACCGCCGCCGCCAGTAGCATCTTGAAAAGTAAAGTTGCCGGCACCGTCTGTTGTAAGAACTTGATCAGCCGTGCCGTCTGATATTCCTAAATCTGTTAAGGCAGAAGGCGAGTCAGTAATTCCGTAACCAGCAATAGTTGTAGGGGTACTTGTTAAACTATTAAATTGTCCGTCGAACGCATCAGTAATTCCGTAACCAGCAATAGTAGTAGGAGTACTAGTTAAGTCTGCAAAGCCAACACTGGTTAGTGCTCCTATACCATCAGCAGTTGGTGGTGTATAACGAAATATTCCTGTGGAGTTATCATATGTTACTGCACCGTTTCCTGCTGGTGTTAATTCGTTGCCTACACTGATACTTGCTAAAGTTAAAACGCTAGGTGTATTAGTAAAATTATCATAATCTAAATAATATGTACCTGAGAATCCGCCTAGTGTTTCTGCATCTAATCCTGCGCCACCTTCAGCAACGTCTGTGCCTGGTGCCCACTGTGATCCGTCCCATTTTAAAACTTGTCCACTTGCTGGCGCTGAATCTGAAACGTTACTTAAAAAACTTAAAGGAAAACTATCTAAGTTAATTGTTAATTGATTACTGTCTGTAACAACTTCAGTTGATATATTTGTTCCGCCTACTACTGTTAAAATTTGATCACTGCCTACATCATATTGGCCATCATCTGATATTACCGTTGCAAATGCATTAGCAATGCCGCCTCCGCCTGCTTCGCCTGTAAAATTAATTGTTAATGTTTTTCCTACTACAGACGTAGCAATATCTGTGCCGCCTATAATAGCTAAACTATCCTCAGAATTAGCAGCCTCAACACTACCTGTATCTCCTGTAACAGTTTTAAAAAGGACTATTGCTTCTTCAACAACGTCCCAAGCATACCCATTCCATTTCCATTTTTGTCCTGCTTCTTCATGGGTATCGTTTGGGTTTGGTGAATTTGGAAAATTTAGTGCCATTTATAAATCCTATTAATTAGTAGTAACCGTAAGTCCGCCGGAAATAGAAATATTATTTACAGTAGCAGGTTGCTTACCATACTTATTATATAATACTCTATTTTCTGCACCCATTAAACTTCTAGTAAAATTAGAATAATCTGTATCTGATCCAGTTGTATACATTACTGATTTTGTATCGCCTATTATTCTATTTTGCATTTCTTCCGGAGTTA